AAATATTGTACTAGCATTAGCGTCTGCCGTTGACCATTTTTGCGTAGCATAATTATAAATAATTACTTTATCACAAATACCGGTAGTGTTAGCCGTATTACTAGCGGACGGATATAACCACATGGCAAGTTGATTAAATGGGTCAACCGCCGCACAAATTCTATCGGTATATGCTTTGTTTAAATCTACGTCAAAAAATCTATTTACTTTTTCAGCACCAATAGGAATTATTTGATCACCATTTATTTCAAAAAATCCATCGTCCGCATAGAAAAACACTCTACGATTATCTTGACAAACGGTTCTACCTAATACGGCACCTCTATTTGGCGAAATAACAGATAATCTGAACACAGTAGCACCCCCTACATAGTCCATACGAATTATTTGATTTTGTCTGAATACATAACCAATCTCTCCAGATGTTATATGAACTACTTGTCCACCGGAGCCTGGTAAATCTTGTAAATCCGACTGTTTTGTACCAGATTGCCAAGTTGATAAATCATTTATTCCAGACCATTGAATACGATTAGAATTATTTGTGTGATTACCGGTAACAAAAAAATCCCTAACGACACCTGAAACTTTAAATACCGGTACGGTTCCAGAAGTTGCAATAGAAGATAAGTTAGCAAAGTTAGTTGAAGTACCCATTAAATAATATTGTGCTGCATCTTTACCGTTACTAGCAACTACAAATTGTCCAAATTGTGTAAAAGTAAAATAATCTGTATCGCCACCTGTTAAACTACCTTTTCTTGAAGTAAATGTTCCGCCGTCTAGTTGGTATATATCGGTATTCTTAGCTACAAAATTAAATACATTGTTAGAATTATCTCTAAATGAACCGGCACCTCTACTGTTTGCACCTATATTGTTAGAAGAATAATTTACTAATGATGGGAATCTTTTATAAGAAGTTTGGGCAAAATAAACATTGTTAGCTACGTTTGCACCTGGATTTAAATATTCCGGTTGGTCTGGAAGCCATTCGCCAAAAGGTATTTGCATTTTACTTACCTACTTTTTTCATAGCTTTTGAGTGAGCTTTTCTGAAAGTAAATCCTGCTTTCATATCTTTAACCATCTCTTTCATGTGTTTTTTACTATGATGTTTAGAATGTTTTTTTAATAAAGCTCTTTCTCTTTTATCTATCATATTCTCCCTATTGATTGTTATTTGTTACGGCAATAAAATTATCACTAAAAGAACCAGCGACTGTTACATCACTTCTTTGTTGTAAAGGTGCATTTCCATATTGGTCTTCTCTATCGTTTCTTTCTAGTCTTTCCATTGCAGTAGAATACATACTTTGCCATTGTTGTAATCTAGCAGGGTCAACTCCACCTAAAAAGTTTGCCGCATGATATAAAGCACCATATAAATATATCGCTGGGTGGTTAGTTAAAATAAAATTAGAAGTATTAGAATTAGATAAAGGGTCAAATCTTTTGTAGTAATTTAAATATCCGGTATAAGTTGAAGAAGCTGCAGGAGCAAATCTAAATGTATCGCCAAGTATTGTAAATGTAGATGGTTGTCCACTAGACGAACCGCCTTTAATCTGATCCATTTGTGCAGGTGTAATATATTTTAAAGGGTATTTTGTTCCGCCATTTAAAATATAAAAATCTCTTACTTGTAAAAATCCACTAGGTAAATTTTCTGTTTCAGCATCTATTGTGATAGTTGTTTGTGTTACCATAGACCTAATTCTTAATTTTGAATTAAAATCTTTTTCAGCTAGAACAATAAAGTCTTCCGCTATTTCCGTAGTTAAATCTGATCTGTTTAACCAATTAGCTATTGAAGATTTAAGTTCGCTATAATTAGATAATGCCATTACAATCTTCCTGCCGCTGTTCTAAAATATTGAAATTCACTACTATTTAATTTTTTTTTCATAATTTGTTTTTGTACTTCTTTTGGTAAGGCAAACCAATTTTTAGTTCCATTATATTCATTTGCCCATACTTGCAAAGCTAAAGTTGGTATTGAAGCAACCCTTTTTAATTCTCTTGATTTAGAATATCCGTCATTGTGATTATAAAGAGCTTTATTATGTTTAATGTGCGAATCAATATTTACTTCTTCTTTAAGAACAATTTTTTTTTCTTGTTCGTCTAATAAAAAAGTTTCTTTTTTTAATCCGTCAATCTTAATATCTTTATTCATCTACCTTGACCTCTATATTTTTTTTTAGAAAATTTTTTATTTGGTTTTTTACTATGTCTTCTTGGCCTTTTTCTTGGGCTTTCTTTAACATAATTATTGACACCAAATAATGGTTTCTTTTTGGCCACTAGCCACTCATTTCAGTAACAAAAACATTTGCACTTCCTATTGAAGCAACTTTTTCGCCAGGTGAAACTTTAAAAATTTCAGGTTGGTCAGCAGGAATAAAGATTGTGCTTGTAGTAGCCGTTGGGTCGCTTGAAGCATTTCCGCCAAATTCTATATGACAATCAGCATCAGCTGCTATTCTTACATATTCAGTTTGTGTACCAAATACATCTGCAACCGCACTACTTGAACCACCACTAGCTATCTTCTGTGTTTTTGTAGGTCTTAATCCATAATTAAAACTCATATTGTTCTCCTATGTTGGAGGGGGGAAGTACCGGCTAGGCAAGATCCCCCCAAAATTAAATTATCTTCTTACAACAATTGTAAAATGTGCTGAATGAGTTCCTGTAGAAGCTCCGTCAGTTGCAATCGCTATATAGTCACCTTCTAATACATTGTTTGCACCAGTTGGTTCGCAAGTGTCAATATCTCCAGCTGCACTTCCAGAATGTGCAATAGTAATTGTTCCACCAGTCATGTTAGTAGTATTTACTTTTGCAGTTATTCCAGCGTTACCTCCAGAAATAGCTCCACCTAAAACCGAAGTAATTTTTATTACTTTACCGGCATCAGGAACGGCAACTCTAACTGTTCCAGCTGTTGATACATCGTCTAAATGACACTCTAAAAAGTAATCGTTTAAAGTTCTCATTTTATTCTCCTTATGTCGTTCCGCCTATAACCTTTTTAAGACTTCAACATTTGGTTAATTGTTAGGGGGTGTATATCTAAACAAGGTTACACCCCCAACAATATATTATTATGATGTTGTTAAATCAAAAACAGCACCATTTGCTTTTTCGTTTCTAGCTTCTAAAGTATATTCAGCAACTAAAAATCTCTGATCTGCATCTTTTGTTTGTGCAGGAGTTTGTAGTTGGAAATCTCTTAAGAAAGCAACTGCCCACATATCCATTTCAAGGATTAATGCATCTTGGCCTCTTTTAGCCGCAGTACCATTAGCACCTCTAATAAATCTGTTAGGAGCAACTTGAAGCGTACCAAAATCTGATTCGTACACATCAATAGAAGTAATTAATCTTCTATCTTCAGCAGAATCAAATCTAGTAGAACCACCTGTAAATCCAGATAGTTTTTGTTTGTTGAAAGCACCAACCATAATCATATTAGGGTTTCCACCTTCGTTAAAACAACTTCTCAAAACGCCTTTTAACTGATCTTCAGTAAAAGCTCTTTGAGTTCCATCTGTTCTAGCAGCACCGTTTCCAGCACCTGATCCACCAGCTCCAGCGTCAACATTTGTTTCAATCCAAGTTTGGCAACCGCCTAACTTTCTTGAAGTTGTTGCGTTTCCAGCAGCTTTTGCAACATTAGATAAAAGAGCTGTTTCCATATCTCTTTTTAATTCTTTTGCTGCTTTTGCAACTTGATAAGCTAATTCGTTAGCTCTACCAGCTGAAGTAACTGCTTCGTTTGTTCCAGAAACTTGCACACCTTTTGTTGAAATTTGAGTGTGGTTTTCTTCTTTAGTTGTTGCTGACATAGTTCCGTAAGAAATATCAGCTCCCTCAACAGCATGGTTTGCTGCAACTGCAGCCAACGCATCAGTTTGCCATTGGTGGGAAGTGTTAGTTGCTCTAGCTTTAGCAACTCCTGACATAAAAGGTGTTTCAGTTGGGGAAATCGAATAAATGATGTCCGCCAAATCTTCTCTTATGCCGACTGTTTGGTAAGTTTGAAATACAGCCATTTTCTTCTCCTATTTGTTAAGTTGTTAAATGTAACGAAGAAGTAAATCGGTAGCGTCTTTAGGGCTTCCAGATTTCTTCAACGAATTAAATTTATTCAACCTAGCTTGAGAATTTAGTTCTTCTTTTGTTGCTTTTACGCCTGATTTAACAACTTTAGACGGTTTGACTTTTTTATTAACTAAAGTTGGTTTCAACTTTTTGTTATTTTGATAGTTCATAGCTTCAACTATAATATCAAACTGTCTTGAATCATAAATTGAACTTATTTCGGTTTGATTAAATCCTTTGCCCAATAAATAATTCGTCATATTTTGTCTAAGTGCATGGCCTTTAACAGGGTCATAAAGTTCAGGATATTTTAAACTTATCCTTTTCTTCTCTTCCGCAACCAAATTATTAAATTGTGCAGTTTGATGTTCCTTTAATTTTCGTTGTGCAGAAGCGATAGTATCTCTTCTTCTACGAATCTTACGGTCTATCTTTGCCGCTTCGGTTGGGTCTTCTTCCCATAATTGGTCAAGTTCCTTAGAACTCATATCGTTGTTTATTTCAGCATTCAAAGTCAACACTAGCGAATTTAAATCGTCTAACTTAGTTGAATACTGGTTTTTCAAACGATCTTCTTCCGACTTTAGCTCTCTTTTTTGTAAAGCTAATTCTTCTGTTTTTCGTCTGTAATCGGCATCCTTTTGATAACCTGCTTTTAATTCTTCAAGGTCAACATCAATCCTTTCACCATTTACGATTACTTGGTGTAGATCGGTTTCTTGTTCTTCAATAGCATTTTCTACTGGAGCTTCTTGTTCTACAG